GCGCTAAAGAAGGACAGCCTGTGGCTGTTGTCGGCGGCGTGGAAGTTCCAGTTGGTGAGTACATCGCCAACTTAAAAAACCCCGGCAGCGGTTACGAGCACCACTTTGCAGCTACGAACCGTGCCGGCATGGGTGTTACGGGTAGTGCCCGTTCTACCGCCCTCCCCGGCCAATCCAACCCCTGGACCAAGGACGGCTGGAACATCACTCAGCAAATGATGATGCTCGCCAGTGACCCCGACAAAGCCAGGCTGTTGAAAGCAGAAGCCGGCATCAACTAGCCCCTGTGGGGCGACCTCCGCAAACCCACCTAGGAGCCCACAATGGCTGCCATTTCTGAAAACTATTCCGGCGGTACATTTCTGTCGGATCTCGTCGCACGTCCCGAGTTTCTCGCTTACACCAGCGAGGGCATTTTCGAGCAATCGAAGTGGATCCAAAGCGGCATTGTGCAGCGCAACGCTGCTCTGGACGCCCGCAGCGGCGGCACCCGCGTGCGCGTGCCTTTCTTCGACCCCATCAACCCCACCGAAGAGCAAATCCTCTCCTCGGCTGCCTGGGGCACCTCTGGCGCTGGCTATCTGACTCCTCAGAAGTCGACTGCCGACGAGCAGATCATGACGATTCTGCACCGTGGCTTCGCCTACGCCGCAGATGACCTGAGCAAACTCGGCTCTGGCGCCGACCCTCTGGCCCACGTCCGCAACCAGCTGACCGCCGCCATCAACAAGCTGAAGACCACCACCCTGAAGAACCAGCTGCTGGGTCTTTTCGGCGGTATCTCTGCTGCTGGCGTACTCGGCCCCAACCAAGTCGACGTGACTGGCACCACCAGCGCAACCGAGGCGAACTACATCTCGGCTGCCAACGTGATCAAGGCCAAGAACGAGCTTGGCGAGCGCGGTGAGGAGCTGGACTCCATCGCCATGCACAGCGCTGTTGCTTATTACCTGCAACAGATCGGGATGCTGACCTTTAGCACCTCTGCTCTGGCCGCCGCTGGCGCGGTGACCTGGGGCGGTGGCGGCGTGGGCATCGGCCAACCCGAAGTGGCGACCTTTGCCGGTCTCCGTGTGGTGATCGACGACCAGCTGACCTATCTGACCGGCGGTACTGCCACCCACCTGGTCAAGTACCCCGTGTACCTGTTCAAGTCTGGCGTGGTGTCCGAGGGCATCCAGCAGGATCTGCGCCTTGCTGCCGACCGCAACATCCTGTCCATGCAGGATGTGATCGCCGTGGATTACCACTACGGCTACCACGTGACCGGCACCAAGTACGCCAACGCCACCGATAACCCGACCAACGCTGGTCTGGCTACCACCGGCAACTGGAACCTGGTGTACAGCACCACCAAGATGGTGCCCATCGTCCGCCTGCTCGTCAATACCCCCTTCGACCAAACGGTGTACGCATAAACCGCTTTGTTCACGGTATGATATGGGCCTCTACGGAGGCCCTTTTTTCATGAACATGCGCCGCATACCTTCCGTTATTGGCTACAGCGCCACACGAGATGGACAGATTTACAGCCACCATCGCTTTGAGCCTTTTCCCCTAAAGCAAACCAACCACACGCAGGGCTACAGACAGGTCAATGTAAAAACAGACAAAGGCTTTCGCACTCGGATGGTCCATCTACTTGTATTAGAGGCTTGGGTGGGACCGCGCCCAGAGGGCATGGTGACGAACCACAAAAACGGCGACAAAACCGATAACCGCTTAGAAAATCTTGAATATGTAACACAAACAGAAAATATGAAGCACTCTTACGCCACAGGGTTAAGTCCGAAACCGCCTACGCGCTACGGAGAGCAACTCACGCACTTGGCAAAAATGACTACAAAAAAAGTCCTGGCTCTACGGGCTGAAACAGACCGCGAACCAGGATACCTAGAGCGTTTGGGGCTGAAATACGGAATCAGCGCTTCAACCACGTCAAAAATATTGCTGCGGCAGACGTGGAAACACGTATAGATCAGGCTCAGCCTTGAAGCCGCATCTCCTCTTGCCGCTGGAACACAGCCTCCGAGTCAATCGCCATCTTGTACGACTGCAGGATCAACTGGTTGACCAGCACATAAGAAACCTGCAGTTTTTCGCAGATTTCGGGAACTGTTGCGCCTTTCTCACGCAGCCCCCGCACCTCCTTCGCCACATCAGCCCACTTGCGCGGCTTAGAGAGATCAGTACTCTTCTGTTCAACTTGAGTAGCCGGCTCTACGCTGGCCTCAACACTGGAGCTTCTACGAGGGGTCATGAAACGAGTCCGTCTCTTCGTACTACAGGATAACTGTCGCAGCTTTATCGACGTCCCTTACGGCCAGCACGCCGAAGCCCAAGCCGAGCTGGAAATGTTTGGAGCCAAGATTTACCACTCAATGGTTTTAAGCGAACCCCCTAAACAAAGGAAATCACGCACTAGCGCTAGACTCAAACAAAGGATGTACTAACTGTGGCTGCCGTCATTGATGCCACCATCGCTGGGACGTCAGCCAACAGCTACGTAACGCTGGCTGCTGCCAACACGTATTTCGAGACCGTCCCAGACTCGGCCACCTGGACCGATAAAACAGACGACCAGAAAAACCGCGCCCTTATCAGCGCCACCCGCTGGATCGACGCCCTGAGCTTCTACGGCGACCGCTGCACCACGACGCAAGCCCTGAAGTGGCCACGCGAGGACTTCGAGGTTGACGGCATCGAACTGGTCTGCACCGTCATCCCAACAGACATCAAAGTCGCCACCTACGAACTGGCACGCGCTCTCGCCAACGACACCGACGCCATCACGGGCAGCACCGGCACCACCGGCCTCTACGACCAAGTGGAACTGGGCGAACTGAAGGTCAAATACAAATCCAGCTCCATGACACCGGGCATGGTGAACAACGTCTTCGATCTCTACCCTTGGCTACAGACCTACCTCGGCGCCTACTGCATGGGCGGCGCCACCAACTACGCCGTCCGTCTACGTCGAGGCTGACATGGGCCTAATCGACACCACCTTTGCCCCAATCCCGACCTCCGTCCTTGCCGACTGGGGCCAAAACATCACGTATATCAAAACGTCTACACCCCGAACCTACGACCCAACAACCGGCATAGTCACTGGCGCCGATACCACGGTCACAGTCAAAGCAGTCATCACCCGAGTCAGCCCGCGTGAAGCCGAAGGTCTATACCAAACAACCGATCTCAAAGTCATCATTGGCGCCAGCGAGCTTGGCACGTACTACCCGACTGAGGCCGACCGCATCCGATACCAGCAAGCTGGCGCAACCCGCGAGGCAAAGATCATCGCCATCACGAGCTATCGCGGCGACAACCCGGTCTATCACTCTCTAATCGTGAGGCCCCAGTAATGGCAAGGGACTTTAAAAATTTAGTGCGCGACATACAAGAACTAGTTACAAACTCTGCCCGTACAGCCGCAGTAGAGATCATGAATAGTTTGGCCGAACAAGGCCCTGCCTACTCAGGTCAATTCTCGTCTGCCTGGTACGCAGTTGAGCCTGGTCAGCAAGCAGGCGCCCCTCGATCAGCAGGAAACAACATCTACAGATACGACTTGCGCAACGTACCGAAAACACGATTCCGTTCCGGCACTTACTACGAAATAGTCAACGGAGCTGACTATGCTCCACAAGCTTTAGATCTCGAAGAGGGCCGTTTTGAGACCCAATATGACACTGAAGGTAATATCCTCGAACCCCTAAAAACACCAGTAGCCGTTGGCCGCCGCACGGGGCCAAAACGAGGTCAAGTGAGCAATGGTACCGGTTTTGCTGTAAGTACCGCACCATTGGACTGGTACGTTACATACACAAGCGGTGGTGCCATGCAACGCGATTTAGGAAACGGTGTTCGCCTTGGTTTCCGCCAAGGCCCTCGCGGCGGCAACGCCCCAGGTACAGGATTTAACTGATGAACTACCAAGCAATCCGCGCCGCCGTCGAAAACCCGCTGCTTTCCGCATTTGGCGCACTGGCACCTGCAGTGCCTGTTTACTTCGACAACATCACAGCAGTCCCACCTAACACCACTACTGAATACGTTCGCGTCAATGTTACTTTCGGTATTACCAACGAACCCACGCTTACCAGCAGCGTTGACAACGCCCGTGGCGCGATTGTTATCCGCATTTTCACGGAAAAAGGACGCGGCCCAGCCCGCAACCAAACGCTGATCACCACTGCAGTCAACGCACTGGAAACACTCAACAACACCGCGAAAACAACGAGCGGCGTATTTTTCCGCGTCGGCGAAATTAACGGCCCGACGTTTTCGACAACAGAAGATGCGCCCCACTTTATGGGGCGGATAGACACGTCCTACGTTGCAACTGTGTTGTCGTAGGTAATGCTTAGTTACAGGCGCTAACCTGTATTAAGCCGGGCAGTGCCCGCCCAACAACGTTCACTTGGTACGCCCTATGGCCACCACCGTTCTGTCCGGCACGTCCGGCGCCCTCTACTACAAACCCGCCGGCACCACCGGCACCTTCGGTGAATCTGGTGTCAACATTTCCACCGATGTGATCACCGTTGCCCCCTACCTGAACTTCAAGGTAGGCGACCCGGTGAAATTCCGCGTGGTAAACAGCCAGACTGGCGGCTCCGGCACCGGCACCCTGCCTGCGCCTATCTCCGACGCCACCACCTACTACGTGCTGAGCTACACCGCTGCAACTGGTGCACTCACCGTATCGACTACCGCTGGTGGCACCATCCTGGCCATCACCGATGATGGCACTGCGACTGCCCCCAACGAATTCGAGGTTTACTACGCCGACTTCGCCGTAGTTGGCCAAGTCCGCGACTGGAGCTTCGAGATCAGCCGCGCTGAAATCGACGTCACCACCATCGGCCAAACCCCCGGCCAGTACGTGCCCTTCCGCAGCTATATCAGTGGCTTCGGCGATGGAACCGGCACCGCCACGGTCTACATGACTAACGAGGACGCCGCCCTGTCCAACCGCATGATCGAGGACGTGCTCCAGCGCCAGCAAACTGGGGCAGCCTTCAAGCTCTACACCGACCGCGTGTTTAGCGGCGGCACCCTGAGCGAAACCCTGAGCCGCTCGATCTCGTTTGATGCCGTGCTGACCTCGGCCAGCCTGAACATCAACCCCGACGATGCCCAATCGGTGACCGTCAACTTCCGCCCCGCTGCTACGCCTACCTTCGATTTCAGCCAAGCCTGATAATCTGCTGTCGCAGCCAGTTCAGCAGCCCCGGCCCAACCGCCGGGGTTTTTTGTTTCTACTCCGCTACACTAAACCCATACCCCAAGCACTGGTATGCCCGTTCCTGTACGCGCAATCGACCGTCTCCGCAAAGCCGCCAACCTGGAGCCCGTCAAGAAAGTAGTAGAGCTTTCCGATGGCACCAAATTCGAAATGTGGGTGGCACCGCTGACAATGGCTGAGCGCGAACGCGCCCAAAAGCAAGCCAAGTCCGACGATG